GCCAAGCAGGGGAACCCTGCTGTGTTTGACAATGTCTATGAGTGGTTTACATCTGGGCCTCGGCAGCGACTCCAGCCGGGCGGGGCCATCATTATTGTGATGACTCGGTGGTCGAAGAGGGACTTAACTGGCCAAATACTGAAAAACGCAGGAAAAGAGGGCGTGGATCAGTGGGAAATCATTGATTTTCCGGCAATTATGCCCTCTGGGACGCCTTTATGGCCCGCTTTTTGGTCAAAAGAGGCTCTGGAATCGCTGAAAGCGGAGCTTCCAGTGGCCAAATGGGAGGCTCAGTACCAACAGAACCCGACCTCTGAAGAGGGCGCGATCATTAAGAGGGAACATTGGCGTATTTGGGAGAAAGATCATGCCCCTGACTGTGATTACATCATTCAGTCTTGGGACACGGCCTTTGAGAAGAACAACCGCGCAGATTATTCTGCGTGCACAACGTGGGGTGTGTTTGATCAGGTCAACCAACATGGTGATTTGAGGGCCAATATCATCCTTTTAGATGCGTTTAAAGGCCGCCTTGAGTTCCCGGAGCTGAAGAAACAGGCTTTGGAGCTGTATCAGGAATGGGAGCCTGATACGTTGATTGTGGAGAAACGCGCCGCTGGCGCTCCGTTGATTTATGAGATGCGCAAGATGGGCATCCCTCTGTCTGAGTTTACACCGGGTAAAGGAAACGATAAGATCTCGCGTGTAAACGCGATCTCGGATCTGTTTGCTTCTGGTGTGGTCTGGTGTCCCGAAACCCGGTGGGCTGAAGAGGTGATGGATGAACTTGCCTCCTTTCCCAACGGCGATCATGATGACCTTGTGGACTCCTCCAGCCAAGCGCTCATGAGATTTCGTCAAGGTGGGTTCATAGCCATTGATTCAGATGAGCCAGATGAACCCATATACCGTCGTAGACGCATGGAATATTATTAAGGACTCACATGAGTATTGACAAATCTATAAGCCAAGCCCCTACGGGTCTTGCCAATCTGTTAGAAGAAATTGGCGTGGAAGTTGAGATTGATGAGCCAATTCTGGTGGAGGGGTCGGTTGAGATCACCCTCGAAGCAGAGAATGATTACAGCAGTGAGTTTGATGACAACCTCGCAGATATTCTGGATGAGGGGGTTTTGCAAAAGATTGCCTCTGAGATGACTGCATTGGTTGAGGCTGATATATCTTCTCGCAAAGACTGGGCTGACAGCTTTGTCAAAGGCTTGGAAGTTCTGGGTTTAAACTATGAAGAACGCACGGAGCCTTGGAGCGGGGCCTGCGGGGTTTTCTCAACAGTTTTGACAGAAGCTGCGATCAGGTTTCAGTCTGAGTCAATCATGGAGACATTCCCCGCCGCAGGGCCTGTCAAGACTGAAATCATTGGAGCCATAGACCGCCTGAAGGAGCAAGCTGCTGAACGAGTGCAGGCAGACATGAATTTCAAGCTGACCGAAGAGATGCCTGAGTACCGCCCTGAACATGAGCGGATGCTGTACTCCCTAGGTCTGGCCGGATCGGCCTTCAAGAAGATCTATTACGACCCCACCATGGGCCGCCAAGTCGCAGTTTTCATACCTGCCGAGGACATGATTGTCCCCTACGGGGCCTCTAATCTGCAACACGCAGAGCGTGTGACTCATGTGATGAGAAAGACCAAACATGAGATGAGGGGTCTACAGGTCAATGGTTTTTACAGAGACATTGATCTGGGCGAACCTGTCCAGAATTTAACCGACATTGAGAAGAAAAAAGCCGACCAACAAGGCTACAAAACCACAGACGATGACCGCTACCAGTTACTGGAGATCCATGCCTACTACGACCTAGAAGGCTTTGAGGACGAGGACGAAGAAGGCGAAGAGACAGGCATCGGCCTACCCTACGTCATCACCATCGACCGGGGGACGAATAAAGTTCTTGCCATCCGTAGGAACTACCTTGCAGACGATCCCAAGCGTTTGAAGCGCCAGCATTTTGTGGACTACTGCTACATCCCCGGCTTTGGTTTCTACGGGATGGGCTTGATCCACATCATCGGTGGTTATGCAAGAGCGGGCACATCTTTGATCCGTCAACTGGTAGACGCAGGGACTTTAGCCAACCTGCCCGGCGGTTTGAAGACTCGGGGTGCAAGGATCAAAGGCGACGACACCCCTATCCAGCCCGGTGAGTTTAGAGACATTGACGTCCCAAGTGGTGCGATCAAAGACAACATCACCTTCCTGCCCTACAAAGAACCCAGCTCAACTCTGTTAACTTTGTTAGACAGAATCACAGAAGAAGGCCGCCGTTTAGGCTCTATCTCGGACATGAAGATCTCCGACATGAGCGCTAACGCGCCCGTGGGTACGACCTTGGCCCTCTTGGAGCGTACCCTCAAAACCATGGGAGCCGTCCAAGCCCGTGTTCATTATTCGATGAAGCAGGAGTTTAAACTCCTTAAAGGCATCATCAGGGACTACACCCCAACAGAGTATGAGTACGAACCACAAGGAAGCGACCGTCAGGTCAAGCAGGCCGACTATGACTTAGTCGAGGTTATTCCTGTATCAGATCCTAACAGTTCGACGATGGCTCAAAGGATCATGCAGTATCAAGCTGTCATTCAGTTGTCCTCTGGTGCTCCGCAGATCTATGACCTACCCTTGCTGCACCGCCAGATGATTGAGGTTCTGGGTGTCAAAAACGCAGATAAATTGATCCCCGGCGCAGACGACCAGACACCTAAAGATCCTATCAGCGAGAACATGGCATTCTTGAATGGAAAGCCTACAAAAGCATTCATCTATCAGGATCAAGAAGCCCATATTGCAGCGCACACAGCCTTCATGCAAGACCCTATGATTGCCGCGCAGATTGGCCAAAACCCCATGGCTCAGAAGATGCAGGCATCTGCCATGGCCCACATCGCAGAACACTTGGCGTTCTTGTACCGAAGAAAGGTCGAGGAGCAGCTCGGTGTACCGTTGCCAGCCCCAGATGCATCTTTACCAGAAGATGTCGAGGTGCAAGTTTCCCGTCTGGTCGCACAAGGTGCTGCTCAGTTGCTTCAACTCAATCAGTCTCAGGCTCAACAACAGCAGGCGCAACAACAAGCACAAGATCCTCTTGTGCAGATGCAACAGGCTGAACTTCAGCTCAAAGGTCAGGCTGAACAAACCAAGGCCCAGAAGATCCAAGCTGACATTGAACTTGGCAAAGCCCGTCTGGAACTTGAGAACAAGAGGATTGACATGCAGGCCGAACTGGATATGGCACGTATGCAAAACCAAGAGAAGATTACCAACCAGAAAATACAGGTCGACCTGTTTAAACAAAGTAAATAATCATGTATGACGATCAAGCTTTAAAGTATTTGCTCTCTGATTTACGCGAAAAAGAGCGCAATCTTTCTGAAAGTCTTGGAGCGGGGGGTGCGCAAGACTACCCCGCTTACCGAGAGATGTGCGGCCAAATTCGGGGTCTGCTGTACGCACAGTCTTTAATCAACGACCTTGTTCGAAAGTTAGAAAGAAATGACGATGAATGATTTCGATATCAGTGCCGTCGATTTGTCGGGTGTACTCAACAAGTCAAACGGGGAGAAGGCCAAACAAGTGCCTGATCCAGCGACGTACCACCTCCTTTGTATGCTTCCGAAAGCAGAAGAGGAAATGGGCGAGTCAGGGATTCTTAAATCCGCAAAAATGATGCACCATGAAGAGATTCTTTCTCCGGTGCTGTTTGTGGCAAAAATAGGCCCCGATGCTTTCAAAGACGAAAAACGCTTTCCGTCTGGAGCATCTTGTAAGGTTGGAGACTTTATCGTTACGCGCCCTAATACTGGGACACGTATGAAGATTCACGGAACCGAGTGGCGACTCATCAACGACGATAGCGTTGAGGCAGTTGTGCAGGATCCCCGTGGCATCCAACGCCCATATTAAGGAGTCATCATGGCAGAACTAGAAAAGACAGAATTCGAGTTTCCGGACGAAATTGAGGCTAAAAAGACCAAAGAGGTCAAAGAGGAGCCAGAAATTGAGGTTGTTGACGACACCCCAGAGGAGGATCGCAACAGAACACCGATGAAAACTCCTCCTGAAGAACCCACTGACGAGGAGTTAGCTGCGTATTCTCAAAAAGACCGCAACAAACTTCGTGAGTTTACAAAGGGCTACCACGACGAACGCAGAGCCAAAGAGTCTGCAATTCGTGAGAAAGAGGAGGCTATACGCATAGCTCAGGCCGTTTATGAAGAGAATCAAAAACTCAAAAGTAACGTCCACACCAGCCAAAGTGCCCTGCTTGAGCAGGCTAAAAGGGTTGTATCTCAAGAGGTAGACGAGGCCAAGCGCAAGTACAAAATGGCTTATGAATCAGGGGATTCTGATGCCATGGTGCAGGCCAATGACGACCTCACAACCGCCAAGATGAAAGCGGAGCGTGTCAACAATTTTAAGCCTGCCCCTTTACAGGAAGAAAAAACTGTTGTACAACCCGCATATCAAGCACCCCGAGTTGATACCAAAGCTGCCGAATGGCAGCAAGCCAACAAATGGTTTGGTACTGACAAGGAAATGACCGGATTCGCGCTGGCGGTGCATGAAAAGTTAGTAAACGATGAGGGCATGGATCCTCAAAGTGACGAATACTATAGACGCATCAACGGCAGATTGCGTCAAGTTTTCCCAGATCAGTTTGAGTCTGGGGAACACGCTGATACGACGCAGCGTAAAAAATCAAACGTTGTTGCTTCGGCAACGCGCAGTGTCGCCCCTAAAAAGATTACATTGAGTGCGTCCGAAGTGGCTCTGGCCAAACGGCTTAACATTCCCTTGGAGCGTTATGCTCGTGAAGTAGCGGTATTGAAAAGGAAAGAAAATGACTGAACAAATTCGTGAAAAAAGATCGGCTGAAACTCGTGCGACGTTCGAGCGTCCTGCGAAATGGAAGCCAGCGGCTACGTTACCAGATCCTATTGATGAACCCGGATGGGTACACCATTGGGTGCGTGTATCGCTTTTAAACAGTCCCGACCCGTCTAATATTTCCGCAAAACTCGGCGAAGGCTGGGAGCCAGTCAAAGCAAGCACTCAACCACATATCTTGTCTCAAAGCAGCTCAAACAGCCGCTTTGCAGACTGCATTGAAATTGGTGGTTTACTGCTTTGTAAAACCCCGGAGGAGTTTGTTGCTGATCGCAACGCGCATTACCAGAAATTGGCCAATGCGCAGATGGCATCAGTGGACAACACCTTCATGCGCGAGAGTAACTCCAAGATGCCTTTATTCAAAGAATCAAGCTCTAGAGTCACGATCGGTAGAAATCAATAAACTTAGGAGTCTCATATGGCTTATCCAACGGTAGACGCCCCTTACGGGCTAAAACCTGTAAACCTCATAGGTGGACAGGTATTTGCGGGTGCAACCCGCAACATGGAAATTGCAAGTGGTTATGCCACCAGCATTTTCTATGGTGATTTGGTAAAACGTATTACATCAGGAACAATCGAGTTAGACGCTGGCACAACAACTGCCACGCCTTGCGGTGTGTTTTTGGGTTGTACATTTACCAACGGTTCAACTGGTCAAGTTCAGTTTCAACAGTTTTATCCAGCGAGTCAGTCTATCAAATCTGGCACAAAGATATTTGCAGTTGTTGCGGATGATCCTGATACGCTGTTCCAAGTAGTTTCTTGTTCTGCAACCACAACCGTGGCCGGAATGGGCATTGCTGCTATTGGTAGTAACATTGCTTTGATTCAAAACTCTGGCTCTACCACCACTGGTAATTCAGCAGTAGCGATTGATGAAGGCACTCAAACTACTACTAACACGCTGCCTATCCGCATCATTGATGTGGTTCGTGAGACAGCAACAGGCTCTGATACATTTGTTGAGTTTATTGTCAAGATAAATGCAACTATGCACCAGTACAACAACTCTACT